AGTCACTGAAGAGCAAATGATGCTACAACAACAGGAAATGGAACCAGTCTGAGAACTGGCCACTCCAGTCTCCAAAACCCCCCAATCCAGTCTATACTAACTTCAGTTCAAACAAACAAATGGGCACTCGTTCACTGATCGGCAAACAACTCAATGATGGTTCTATCCTTGGTGTTTATTGCCATTATGATGGTTATCCTGAGTACAATGGTCGGATGCTTCGTGATCACTTTGACACCGCCGATAAAGTCAACAAACTGATCGATGGTGGTGATATGTCTTGCACCTGGACTAATGCAGGATGGAACAATGAAACTCTTCCCGAATCTGGTCCTCTTCACTATACCATGCGTGGTGAATCTATCGAATCAAATCAACCCAGACTCTACAAGGATCTGAATGAGTTTCTGACTGCTGCCGATGACAATTACGGGGCAGAGTATACCTATCATTTCACAAATGCAGGTTGGGTGTGTCATGACGTTCGCCCGAATCCTTACACCACAAATAATGTCATGGAAGTCCAAATCCCTGAAGGTTCTGTCAACTAATGTTCACTCAAGAAGATCACCAATTCATTGACTTTCTTTTCGGTAAACTTACATCACTTCAAGATCCTGATCTGATCGACCTCCATGATGATGATTCAACTTGTGATCACATCGAATTTCTAAAAAATGAAGAGTCTTGATGTTACTGCAAGAATTATGGGTTCCTTCCTTGTGGTCGGAGCCTATTTTGTTGTATTACATGTCAACACAACAATTGGAGTCGCATTACATTTCATAGGAGATATTATCTCCATTCCATACTTCATCCGAACAAAATCATGGGACGTTGTAATCATGCTCACTTTCTTATTATTCATCTCTGCATCTAAACTCCTATGATTCACATTCTTTTTACACTCAAAGGTTGCCCGTTTGGATTATTAGATGATGAGGCACATATCCGAAACATTTTGATCAATGCTGCTCAATTATCTCAAAGCACATTATTGAATGTCACATCACATAAGTTTGACATTCAAGGTGTGACTGCTGTTGCTCTTCTTGCAGAATCACATATCTCAATTCATACATGGCCTGAAAAAGGTATGGCGGTCTGTGATGTCTTTACTTGTGGTGAACATACTTCCCCAAGATCAGCTGCAACTTACATGTATGAAGCAACAGGTGCCAATGACATTAAATCTGAAATTATTAAAAGGTCCGATGATTGACTATTCTCCTATTACAGACTATAATGAAATCTTGAACTATTACTATTCTAAATCTCAACTAACTAAAAAGAAGAAAACTTTGTATGAACACATCATAGACTATTATGACTATGAACAACAACTCCCAAAACAACAAAGAACGACTTAATGAGTATCTTGAAGAACTTAAACTCCTTGGTAAACAAATCAAGTCTTTAAAACAAACAGGTACAGATGTAGTCAAACAATTAGATGTTGCCCTTTTTGAAGGTCAAGATAAACAAAAGGAGAGATTAACCATATGTAAAGAGTGTGATTCTTACATAAAAAATAGAGATATGTGTAAAGAATGTGGCTGTATAATGTCTATGAAAACAAGACTGTTTGCGGCAAAATGTCCCTTGGGTAAATGGTAATGACAGAACTTCCGCTTTCTAATCACCTATGGGACATAAAACCTTGCAAATACTGTGGTTGTTATCCCCCTAAAGGTCATTGGAGACCATACACCTGGATGTATAAACACCAACAGAATTGTCCACATAAACCAAAAAAGTAACCTTTTTAACATGTTAAATAAAAGGTTAAAAAAACATGGCTGTAAGGTTTGTTTTTATTGAGAATAATTCTCTGGATACTATCCAATAATACCTCTCTAAATGTCCTTGTAAATGTGCGGAGTAGTTGTAAGTAAAGCCCGTTCTAACACAGGAGAGAGTCTTTGTCAACCCCCAGATTTATCAGATCTCGTCTAAGAAAGTCTCGACGAGATAATCAACACTTATACACAAATCTCGACTAGATCGCATATATAGTGCTATAATCATCATATAAATCTCGACTAGATTCACACATGTACGACGATTTCGCACTAGATCACATCATAGAATCACTCTATGATAATCTCGACGAGAATGACACGTATACGTCAGATCTCGACGAGGAATACGCACACAACACATATGATCTCGTAGAGCTTGCATACAAGCACTATGCGTGATACAATACACATCGAGATCACACACATCACATGGCACACGTAATGTCTGTTGCACACAAGCGTCACGTACAGGTTACACTAGACATGTACGTTTATGATGATCTGGAGCTCCCAGAATGTGATGAAGAATGGGCAAAGCTTTTGGGTCTCGAAGGAGACGAAGCTGTGTCAGTAAGTGTAAAGAATGAGCCAGAATATATCTTTTAAAATATTAATCAAGTCACCCTGTGACAGTTGGAGAACTGGCACACAAAATGAGCACAGCGTCCCGAATGGTGTATTGTAGCCATGTTCGGGATTTTTTTCGTATGTTTTCTCACAAACTTCCAAACGGCAATGTTATCAGGACCGAAAATCTTCCCCGTGAACTTGCTATCAAACGGATGATAGATGAGGAGCGTTGGTGTCAAGAACACAGGGAAGAATTGGAGGTGAGTTCTCAACAGTTATTCGACGACATGTTTGGAGGTTAATTAACAACAATGTGTGCCAATAGTTTTAGTGGCACAATAAATGAGCACAGTGCTCAAAATCGTGTATTGTAGTTTCAAGTTCAAAAATTCACCAAAAAATGCAAGAAACCAAGTTCAACATTTACGGTGAAATGTTTCACTCTAATGGTTACTCTCGCAATGAGATCCTGAGTTACATTGCTGCCACAAGAGAGGAGGCATTAGCAACATGTAAGCGCCTCTATCCTAAGTTTCACATTATGTCAATCTGGGTTGATGAGAGTGAACCTGAAGTCGTAAGATTGCAACCCCTTCGCTAACACTAACTCATTCATCCACTAACTAACAACATCATGACTGAGAACTACAACATCATCGACCGCGACCAGCTTCAGGAAGCATACATCAACATGATTGTTGATGGTATGGATTGGAAAACTATGGAACAGTTTGTATACGATACGATTGACGCAAATCTTGATAATTATACCGTAGAAGAACTTATTACTGAAGTGGAAGATTATTATCCTGAGTTACTACAACAAGATGAAGTAAGTGTAACTTATGGGGACAAAATGCAGGAGAGTTCATAAAGAGAAATGCCAGGGGCCGGTTCGCCAACTGGATTTCCAAAACGGTATCAACCGATACAGCAAAATTTTGGAATCTGTGCAAGTATAGGAT